CCCAGCCATCAGGCCGGGCGATTGATGGGTTAGCGTGTCAGCGTCTGGGTGACAAAAATCTGACGCACCGTGCCGTCATAGCGCAGCCAGTAGCTGACATCCATGCGGTCGTAAGGGCGAACCTCATTGGGTCGAACGTCATACTTGAATGCCTTTCCCGCCATGGATGGGTCGTTTGACGGAACCAGCCAACCAGAGGCCTCAGCGCCTGCAAACAACTCGCCCAAAAAGTCATTCATGCGCTTAACCGAGATTTGCATCGGCAGTTGCAGAATGTCTTTGCTGAAGCGGGTTACTGCATCATCAATGCTTGTTGACATGTCGGCTACCGAAATCAGCTTTTTAAGGCTGGATTCGACCAAGGCGGAAGTCAACGAGTCACGGAACACATAACGGCCGCCACCGGTGTATACCTCAAACAGAACAGGGTTGATCTTGGCTTTGGCAAGCGCATTCAACTCCTGCCCGGTGGGGCTATAGGTCTGCGTCACGCGAACCCGCTGGATTGGCCACTGGCGGCCCGCCACCACGTAGTTCTTTGGCGCAAAGCCCTTGGCATTGGTCTGTGCATTGCGCCCGCAAGCGTAAGCAATGTTCAGCGTAGCCACACCAAAATGACCCTTGGCATTAACGCCAGTTGGATCATCGGACTTGAGTGGCGCCCAAAAGGCGTGCATCAGGTGAGCGGTTGGGCTGGCACCCATGTTCAACTGCTCGACGAAGGTGATCGCAGCCTCTGGGTTCAGGTTACCCGGGATGTCAAAGCGCAGTTGCCGGTTGGTGTCAAACGCCAGCTGCGCCAGTTGCGCCAAAAGGCCGGGGGCTTGCGTGCCACCACTGGAGATGTAGGCATAGTTGAACACGGTGTTTTGCAGCAAGACCCGTGCAGCCATGTAGTCCGCTGTGGCGTAACCCATTCCGCCCTCAGTGAAGCACACCAGCGTGCCGGACTTGGCCCATTGCTCTTTGCCGTTGGCGTCGTAGCCATAAGCCATCGAGGTGGGCTCAATCGCTGCACTTGCACCCGTCACACCGACAGATACCTCAACTGCATCAGTCAAAGACAGCACCACATCAGGCAGATAGGACGAATTGCCGTAATCATCTCGCGCGGCAGGGTCAAGCGAGCCCGTGAATTCATACAGCAGAACGCCGTCTTTGTCACGGATGCGCAAGGTCACCACGTTGTTGGCAATAGCCACGCCGCCGACCTTTTTCTCGTCCGCTCGGACTTCCAGCACAATGCCGTCGTTGTAGCACTCCAGGTGCTTCACGCCGATCAGGTGCCCGGTGGGTTCGGTGGGAGTCACGGCAAACGCGTTGGCAAAAGTGACAGGCGTCACAGTCAGGCCAGCCCAACTGATGGCAGCCGCAGGCGTAGTCAGGCGCTGCACCACGGCCTCATAAGCGCCGTTGTTCAGTGCCTCTACCACATGCACCCAAGCTTCATTGAGTGCAGATGTGCGGATTTGTTCGCCCTTGCCCAACTTCTTGAACACCGTGCTTCGGTCAACCTTGAAAGGCTTGTCAATGCGGCCACGGGTGGCGCGCATCACGATGCCAAAAATCTGGTCATCGTTGCTGCTTGTCGGGATTTCTGAATTGTCAACCAGGGGATTAAGCTGGACGCCAGATTCAGCACCGAGTTGTCGTACAAATGCGGTACTCATTTACAGCCCCTTACGCAGCAGTGGCTGCAACAGGTTGCGTGGCTTTGCCTTTGACGGGCGCAATCACTTCAACCTCTTCGATGGTCACGGCAGAGGCAAAGCCATTGAGTTCTGCAATCTGTTCAATACTGGAAGCTAGGCGCTGGAATGCGTCAGCACTCTCAATCACGACTGCCTTGACGCGGCCCGCTGCATTGGCGCAGTGGCTTAAAAACAGGCCTTCAACTTCTGGGAAAACCGCGTTGCAAGGCATGTTGTTGGTGACCACCACGGCCAGTGGGTACTTGACTTTTGAAAACTCAGCTGCTACTAGTTCGTTGGCGTCCTTCCCGGTGAGGGAAGGAGCGCCTAATTCGACTTTACGTGTCATATCAGTGCTCCTGTTTTTTGCCTTGGTTAGGCGAGATTGGTGACGTTGATCAATGCGCAACCCAAAGACGATGGGCCATGCGGGTTGACGGCGGTGAAGTTGCGGGCATAAAAGCCAGCGCCCTGACGCAAGTCCTGACCAACTGCCAATGGGATCACGGTAGGCGGCACAGCGTCGCCCAAAATGAACGGGTTTCTGGTCACATCGGTAGCGCGGCCAATGCAAAGCACCTGGCCAGCGTTAGCTGTCTCGGTCACCACCTTAGGTGAGTAGTACACCTCGTAGCGACCGAACAAGCGGCCAATGCGGAAGATGCATGGACGCTCGGCCACACCAGAGGGCTCAAACACCTCGCGCGGCAAGGCCATCAGCTGCGAAGCCAAGTTCTTGCCAACGTAGAGGTGGGTGATGCCATGGTTCATGGTGTCAAGCGCCATTTGCTGAGACACAGCGCCCAGCGTCGCACCAAAATCGCTCCAAATCTGAGAGCGATTCATTTGAGCCGAACGACTAGACCATGCAAAATCATGTGTGACCTGGTTGCCGGCTGCCAAACGCAGGGCTTTTTGCAGCACTTCGTAATGACGCTCATTGGCAAACTGCGCCTGAATGGCCAGCACCGACTCGCTGTAGGGGTCAAGACCCAGCTCATTGGCCATCTGGGTGCGGCTGTCAATGGTTTGATGGGTCGTCACGCGCCATGGCTTAGCGTACATCTTGTACGTATTCACTGCTGTGATGATTGTGGGGGTCAACTCAGGCGCACGCTCGTAGTCAATAAAACCCTCAACCACGACAGGCACAGTTACAGCAAGCGCTGGGCTGGTGGTCAAGGAATACAAACCGGTGTCGGTGTTGATCGTGCCGCCAATCACGTAGCTAGTGCCAGCCAGAACAATCGTGCCACTCACGGCGGAATTGCCAGAGCCGGTAGAGTCCACTTCGCGTGCCGCAATTTGGCCGTTCACGTAGACAATGGAGCGACCGCGCAACAGTTTGACAGCGGCACCGCCTGCGCAGGTGTCGTCGGTGTCCTGGATAGTAGTCAACGCACCCGTCACAGCGCCAGTAGTCACAGCGGGCATGCTCTTGTTGACGCGGGCCGATGTCACATAGGCGCTGCCAGATGCAGAACCGTCAAGCAAATCATTCTGGGCGTAGCGGCCATATGAGTTACCAGCCTGGTGCGTCATGATTGCCAGCACCGCTTCATTAGAGCTGATGTCGGCTGGTAGATAGTGCGCAAAAGGAATCGCGTCACCCATGGCCGACAAAATAGCCACTACGGCGCGGTTTGGCTGCAAGCCACCGGGTGCACTGGCGTTTGAGTCAGACGCGGAGTCCAGGTGGTAAGAGCGGCGTGCCGTATTGGTGGTGGCATAGGCCAGGTGCAGCGCTTGCTCAACCACATCCGCTGGGGCTGCAATGCCGTGCTGGGCTTCATACGATGCAACACCGTCCAAAATGGCACGGGTCACAACAGCAGCGCCGTCTTGCGCTTCGTCAAAGACGATTTGCAGGTTTTTTGGGACCTTGACCGTAGATCTTTGGTTGCTTACGCTGGAAATGAAGTCAGCCGCAGAGGCTGAATCAAAAGCGCCTGACTTGGAAGAGTTTTCTTTTAGAGCGGATACAAACTGGGCTACCTCAGCGGTGTCCCGGTTTGCGTATTCTTGGTAAACATTTTTACTCATGGCGCGTGTCCTTAAGGAGTGGTTTCAAACAAAAAAGATCAGCCATTCGCTGACTGATGGATAGTTTGGAACCCGCGCTGATGGTCAAATAGGGGTGTTTTCCGTGTTTGAGTGGATAGACTTCAGGCTTCAAACAGTTCACAGAACGCCGCCCATGACCCCTGACGATGAGATTTTGCGCCGCATGCTGGCCTTGAACCAGGCTGCAAACCAAGCCCAAGCCGCAGCCGCTGAAGCAAAATCCAAGAAGGCAAAGCCATGACCCGAGCACGCTACACCAAAGGCACAAACTACCAGCCCGATACGGCGCTGACAGAGGATGCGCTGCAAAAAGCAAACCATTGATTTACGTCAAATCGTGCTCTAGCGCACGTCTGTCGTGCGTTAATAGCTATTATTAATATAGCAACTACCCGGCCGCCACATGCAGGTCATCGCGCCGGTTGGCGATATACCTGGTGCTGTAGGGTGGAATATTGAGCATTGCCTCAACCCCGACAATCTCAAAAGCAATCTTCGCCGGGGCTGGCCCTTCGCCCAGCAGCAGGTACATCACGTCATACTTTTTTGGCACAAAGGTGCCCGGCATGCCCTCGGCCTCCTCGGGCTCGATCAGGAACCTGAACTCGTTGGCTGAACCATTGTTGGCGTCGCCTCGCTCCATCATGGCAGATGGCTGGAACATCTCGACTTGCAGCGAGTAGCCGTTGCCGACCCATGTGTAGGTGAACTGCTCTTCATCCTCGGACGAAATCACCCCCATACCCCCCAGCGTCGGCATGCCACTGACTACCTGCCCGGTGCGGGTGATGGTCTTTCGAAACACCTGACAGTTGAAAGCGTTGGGGTGATTGACAACCACGTTGCGAGACATGCGGTTGACGGCGGCGGGTACGTTGGTGAGCATGACGGTCCTTTGGGTTATGCGGCAATCAGCGCCATGACCTGTTCAGGTGTCATTCCGAACTGCTTGGCCATGGCAATCTGGCCTGGCGTCAGGCTTGATGTGTTGATGCTAGCCTTTTTTGGGGCTGCCTGTGATGCGTTTCTGCGCGTGGATGCCGTAGCCTTCTTCGGCACCGGCACCGGCTTTGCAGCCTCTGACAAGGCTTTGCGCTGCTTTGCGGCTTCTCGGGCTTGGGCGCGGGTGTCGGTGGTCTTGATGTCACGGGTACGCTTGTCTTGCTGCTTGGCCAGTGCCTCGGCCTCTTTGACGGTGGTTTTGTGCACCGCCCGGGCGTTGTCATCGTCTTGCGCTTTTCCAATCAGCTTGGTCAGAAACCCCAGCACAATGCCTGACGCCTCCACCTCGGCCATGACGCGCAATACATGCTTGCAAGCCACCCCGTGCAAGCCTGGATTTCTGATTTTGGGGAAACCCGTTTCCGGGCGCCCAGCATTGAAGTCGCCAATGGTGCTGATGTACCGGAACCAAAATTTGTGACGACCACAGTCGCAGTCGAACTTCAGCGGCTGCTTTCTGACCCAGTTGGCCATTTTCTGCGCCGTGTCCCGCCCGGATGCCGCCCCGGCCCCAAAGCTCAAAAACTCCACGTTGACGTGGTGGCGTGCCGCCTTTGAATCCGGCCCCGCATTGGTGGCAAAGCGCACCATGCCGTTCTTGGCAGAAATGGGCACGGCCATGCGGATTTCGGTGCGCGCGCGCTTACGGTCAATCTCAAGCGACATATCCAGCACCTGGCGCGCCTT